CTAGCGTACTATTTAAATAAAAAAAAATCAAATTAATTATCACCTCCTTTCTAAAAATTAATTTCGTTTAAAATCATAAACCATGGTAGAATATAGATCGCTATCATAATCAAGATGATGCCTATGACATCAGTTACCAAGTCTCTTAACCTTTTCATGCTTTCTATCCTTTCAAGTTGTCCCTTTTCTTACACTCACCACACATGATGAGTATAAAAAAAAGGACAGACTGCGAAGCCTGTCCTAATGTTGATGTTATTGAATAGTTGATTGTGGATTGTTACAGCCATCGTAGTGTGATTCTTGTAACGTACCACTTGATGCTAGGTTTTTAGCATCTATCTCTTTGTGAGTACGTTCTGTATCAAGCTTATCTCTGAAAGCTTGTAGCTGACTTAGTAAGTCAAGTGCTAGATGTAAGCGTGATTGCATCTTATCGTTTCTTGCATGAAACTCATTAGGTACTAATGTACCATCTCGCTCTTCTCTATCCTCAGCTTTCTGCAACTTGGTCTTTGACCAATCTGCAAAAGCTTTGATACCATTTCTACTATCTCCCAAGTCTTTGTCTTGATGTATCTCTCTATCAAGAATCCAACATAGTTGCTTCATGATGAAATAGTATCCTTCTGAATCACAGTTGTGTGTATCTTGCATTGCTTCTAATACTTTATTTAGTTTTACCTTTGTCATTATGTTCTCCATTGTTTAAATTATGTTTATTTACTAATCATAGATTCTACTAATTAATGCGTTCTGTAGTGGCGTGATCAAATCTGAATTTCAATAGCAAAGGTGTTCCTGAACACCCTTGATGTGTGACACATTGTAGGCAGAGAAAATATCGTGTCGCATACAGCGACCCCATAATACTGCCGACACACCTTATGAGGTGTGACGATGTGTTATACATTTTGCTGTTGAAACTGGGACGGAGTGTAAAAGAACCAACAAGTGCGATGTTGCTTCGCTTCAGATTTGATTATGCCTATAATCAAAGTATACGAGAGAATACCCATCAGCCCTGACGAGATAATATAAATAGTGTCAATCTCCGATTGACTCCAATACGAGGAAGGGCTGATGCCCTTATCGTCTTGGGATAGGTAGTTTGAAGGACAGCCCAATGTCCTTCATTCGCACGAAGTGCTGAGAAGAGAAGAACCCCCTGTGATATGTTTATAACATTGTTGCAAAGTTACGTCTTGACATGGTATTTGAGAGTAGTCCATAAGGGGGGTAAGGGGGGTTCTACAGTATGAATCAGTTAGTTAAGTTAACACCTAAACAAATCAAGTTAGTTGATACACTCGTAGCACAAGGGTGTAGTATTACTCAAGCATCTCAAATAGCAGGTTATGCACAAGGTGATTCTGGTAGAGTGACTGCTAGCAAGGCTTTGAAGCTACCTCATGTACAAGATTATATGATGAGGTGTATTAATGAATCTATTGGTATGAATGCTACGATAGCTAGCAGTAAGCTTGTTAAACTAGCTAAAGGTGCTAAGAGTGAGTATGTTCAGCTTGAGGCTAGTAAGGATATACTAGATCGCGCAGGATTCAAAGCACCAGATAAACATCTGCATCTGCATCAAGGTGATATCAAAGTATCTATTGATCTAGGATAGTAAGTGTTATTACATAGAGATTTATGTTTATCTCTGCTTTGTATCTGCTAGGGGTGGGTTAAAAACTGCGACTATATTACTAGTATGAGGTCCACTCCTCACATTATTTGCTAAAAAAGCTTTTCAAAAATATATTTTTACTGTAAAGGTAAAAACATGAAAACACCTGCATGGACTAGAAAAGAAGGTAAGAATCCCAAAGGTGGTTTAAACGCCAAGGGTCGTGCTTCTTATAAGAAGGGTACATTGAAGCCACCAGTTAAGAGTGGTGATAATCCAAGACGTGCTTCTTTCTTAGCTCGCATGGGTGGTATGAGAGGACCAGAAAAGGATAGTAAGGGTAGACCAACTAGACTTCTTCTCAGCCTAAGAGCGTGGGGTGCAAGTAGTAAAGCTGATGCTCGTGCAAAGGCAAGAGCGATTAGTAAACGCAATAAAGCAAAAGCATAAGGAGTATTGATATGCCGATGGGTAAAGGGACTTATGGAAGTAAGAAGGGTAGACCACCTGCTAAGAATGGTGCTAAGAAAATGACTGCTGCACAAAAGAAGTTACCTCCTTCTTTGCAAAAAGCTATTATGAAAAAGAAGAAGTAATGGCTGTAAACGAAGCAGGTAATTACACCAATCCAACAATGCGCAAGAGAATGTTTGCTGCTATTAAGCGTGGCACAAAGGGTGGTCGAGCAGGTCAATGGTCTGCTCGTAAAGCACAGTTACTGGCGTTGCGTTATAAAAAAGCGGGTGGTGGTTATACCACTAAGAAAACTACTTAGGAGATACACATGGCTGTAGATAAAAAAGCAATAGCTGCAATGGGTAGAAAAGAAGCAAAAAAAGATGAAGAATTTGTAAAAAATAAAATAGATAAAAAAATAACACAAATGGCAGGAGGTGCAAAACTTCCTTCTCGTGCTAAACTTTATGGTTTATATGCTCCTGTATATGCAAGAATTAGAAGAAGTGGAGCAACAGCAGGAGAATCAAGGAGTTTAGCTATAAAACAAATATTTGAATTTTTAGATAATTATCCTAATTTTGATATTGATTATGAAGGTGAAGATTTTAAGAGTCTTATGAAATAATGAAGAAGTCTCAAAGAAGTTTAAAGGCATGGACTGACCAGAAGTGGAGAACTAAATCTGGTAAACCTTCTTTGAAAACTGGTGAAAGATACTTACCAGAGAAAGCTATTAAGGCTTTAAGTGATGAAGAGTATCGCAGAACAACAAGAGCAAAAAGGGCTGCAATGAGAAAAGGCAAGCAGGTTTCCAAACAACCTAAGTCTATTTCTAAGAAAACAGCTAGTTATAGAAAGTTTAGTTAGGAGATAAATATGGCAGTCGATAAAAAAGCAATAGCTGCAATGGGTAGAAAAAAATCTACTAAAAAAGGTTCTACTAAAAAAGGCACTCAAACAGCAATGTATGACGGTAATCTTTTTACAGGAGAAGTTAATTCAACCATGATTAATATAAATGAAGCATTACGCAACAAAGATTATAGAAGTGACGCAGAAAGAAAATATCTGGAAAAAGAACTAAAAAGATTAGAAATTTTTTTAGAAAGTATATCAGGAGATATTTAACATATGGCTTGGCTTCACAAACTATCGCAGGAAGATAGAAACATTTTAAGAACTGTTGTAAAGCAGGTACACATGAAACACTTCCCAAAAGATTTTTGTACTGATTATGAAGCTGATAAATTAATCTCTTCCCTAGCTCCTTCTACTTTAGAAAAGCTAGAGAAAATAGGGAAGGACTATAAGGTTGATAGAATTTAAGTACAAGCCTGATGGTCAGGTACTTAAAGACTTTATGCGTGATGATACTTTCTTTCGTGGAATACGAGGACCAGTAGGTAGTGGCAAGTCTGTTAGTTGCTGTGTTGAAGTCTTTCGCAGATCAATAATGCAAAAACCAAATAAAGATGGAGTGCGTAGAAGTCGATGGGCGATTATACGAAACACCAATCCTCAGTTGCGAACGACCACAATAAAGACTTGGCTTGATTGGTTTCCAGAAGATGAGTGGGGAAAGTTTATGTGGTCTGTACCATTTACGCATCACATTAAAAAAGCTGATTTGGATATGGAGATTTTGTTCTTAGCCCTTGATAGACCAGAAGATGTAAAGAAACTTCTATCGTTAGAGTTAACTGGTATATGGATTAACGAAGCAAGAGAAATACCCAAGAGTATTATTGATGCGTGTACTATGAGAGTTGGTCGTTATCCTTCTATGCGAGAAGGTGGACCAAGTTGGTCAGGAGTTATTGCAGATACTAATGCACCAGAAGAAGATCATTGGTGGGCAATTATGTCAGGGGAAGTACCTATACCAGATCATATTCCAATAGATCAAACTCGTATGTTGGTTAAACCAGATAACTGGAACTTCTATTCTCAGCCTCCTGCTATGGAAGAAAAGCTAACAGACGAAGGTACAGTTGATAGTTATGAA